GACTTTCTTGATAGTGGAGAGATTCCCAACCTACTGCTGGCAGGTCCTGCTGGTGTAGGTAAAACCACTGTTGCCCGTGCTCTATGTGAGCAACTGGGTTGCGATTACATTATTATCAACGGATCCGATGAAGGACGATTTCTGGACACAGTACGGAACCAAGCAAAGAACTTTGCTTCGACCGTCTCACTTCAAGCACTGGATGCAAAGCACAAAGTCATCATTATTGACGAAGCTGACAACACAACCCACGATGTACAACTCCTCTTACGGGCGAATATTGAGGCATTTTATAACAACTGCCGCTTCATCTTCACCTGCAATTTCAAAAACAAAATTATCGAACCTCTCCACTCCCGATGCGCGGTGGTCGAATTCGGAATTCCAAACAAGAAAAAACCAGAAATCGCAGGACACTTCTTCAACCGTGTCAGGACTATTCTTGAGAAAGAGAATATCGGATATGATCAAAAAGTATTGGCAACGCTGATCAACAAACACTTCCCCGACTGGCGTCGTGTGCTCAATGAGTTGCAACGTTATTCAGTTGGTGGTAGTATAGATAGTGCTATCCTTGCGTCTTTTAGTGATGTCTCAGTCAGTGAGTTGCTTAAGTTTCTTAAGGAGAAGGATTTTCAAGCGGTCAGGAAGTGGGTCGTTAATAATCTGGACAATGATCCTAGTGTACTTCTTCGTCGTATTTACGACGCTCTTGCTACATCCCTTGAAGGTCCTAGCATTGCTGCTGCTGTGCTCATTATTGCTAAGTATCAGTATCAAATTGCCTTCGTTGCCGACCAAGAGATTAATCTTTTGGCGGCGCTAACAGAAATCATGGTGGAGTGTGAATTCAAATGATCGAACTCAAACTTATTCGCGTTGTAACTGGTGAAGAAGTCATCGCAGAACTTGTTTCTGAAACCGATGACACCATCACCGTTCAAAATGGTCTGGTGGTTCTTCCCAACGGACAGTCCTTCGGCTTCATGCCATGGGCAACTGTGATCGACAGGGAGAAACCTGAGATCACTCTGGATCGAAAGCATGTCATTTACATTGCTGAAGTAGATCCGACTGTTACCAAGAAGTACAATGAACTTTATGGTAGCAAAATCATCACCCCTGAAGACAAAAAACTGATTGTGTGATGGGACTATTCAAGATTGATAAGAACCAACTGGTTGAGAAGAGGGTCAAGACCACTCCTCAGAATGTTCAAGAGGCAAACGAGGCACTGTTTCGTGCTAAGATGACTCTACCTGCTGCTGCAAAGCATTGCGGCATGACCCACAAGGAAATGAAACTAACCTTTTGGGAGTTTTTGAAGTACAACAAACCTGATTATGAAGTCCCTGAAAACACCGTTACGCTACCCAGGGGGTAAGTCCCGTGCCTGTGTCAAACTAGAAACCTTTCTCCCTGATCTCAGGGATTACAAAGAGTTTCGTGAACCTTTTCTTGGTGGTGGTAGTGTAGCAATCCACATTACCAAGAAGTATCCGCACCTGGATGTTTGGGTCAATGATCTATACGAACCTCTGACAAACTTCTGGAAGACTCTGCAGGACGATGGATACAAAATGTTCAAGCGTCTTCAGGAACTGAAGTCTCGCTATCCTGATCGTGGTTCTGCCAAAGGTCTTTTTCTAGAAGCAAAGGAGGTTGTAAATGACTATACCCTATCCCCTCTATATCGCGCTTGTGCTTTCTACGTTATTAACAAGTGCTCTTTTTCTGGTCTCACTGAGTCCTCATCCTTTTCTGCCCAAGCATCTGACTCAAACTTCTCAATGCGAGGGATTGAGAAACTCCCAGGATACACTCAAATAATTCGCAATTGGAAGATTACCAATGGTCGCTATCAAGAACTTCTCACCGACGACAGAAAGGTATTTACATACCTCGACCCCCCCTACGATATTGGATCTAACCTATACGGAAGGAAAGGTAGTATGCACAAATCATTCGACCACGATAGTTTTGCTACCATTTGTGATCGGTTTGTTGGTCCTCAACTCATATCTTATAATTCGTCTCAACTGGTCAAAGACCGATTCAAAGACTACGAAGTAGGAGAGTTTGATCTCACTTACACCATGCGTTCGGTAGGTGAGTATATGCGAGAGCAGAAAGAACGTAAAGAACTTGTGCTATTCAACTATGGAATTAAAGGACTGGCTGAACTCGATTAATCTTACCAAAGAGGACTTGAGTGAAGACATCAAGTCCTATCCCCCATACATCGTCAACCGCTGTCTGTCTGGACACCTGGATGCTGTGCTGTTCGCCAACCAAATGAACATGTACTCGCACCTTGCTAAGGACATGCAATATAAATTTTTGCTAAATAGTCTGAGGAAACGGAAGAGATACTCTCCGTGGCTCAAGAAAGAAAAAGTAAAGGACCTTGAGGCAGTCAAATCATACTATGGTTATAGTAATGAGAAAGCACTTCAATCTTTGAAAATTCTAAATAGAGAACAGATCGACTTTATTAAGCAGCGACTTGACGTTGGAGGCACACGATGACAACTAATAGCATTCAGGAACCCGAAGTTACTTGGTCTCAGGACAAGATGATCGAAGTAGCACTGAATGAACCAGATGATTTTTTGAAAGTGAGAGAAACTCTGACAAGAATTGGAGTCGCTTCAAGGAAGGAAAAGAAACTGTATCAGTCTTGCCATATTCTGCATAAGCAGGGCAGGTACTATATTGTTCACTTCAAAGAACTGTTTGCCCTTGACGGTAAACATGCCAACCTGACACTGAATGATGTTCAGCGCCGCAACAGAATCACCCAACTCCTCTGTGACTGGGGTCTGATTAGTGTTGTGAATCCTGAAGCAGTTGAGAGCATTGCTCCACTGAATCAGATTAAAGTCTTAGCATACAAAGAAAAAACTGAGTGGACTTTGGAAACAAAGTACAACATCGGTAAGAAAAAGAAAACCGAAGCAACCTAAATAAACATGTCGCTCTTTCGTGCGCGACACGCTACATCGGAATATACGCTACCAAAAGGGGGGTTAACCACACCCCTCTTTTTATATGCTATGCTATAAATATGGATGGACGCCGTAAGGGTCCACACAACGCAATCTCGCTTTTTAGGAGAGCTACAAATGCAAAGTCTCGTCAAGTACAATGCTGCGAACTTGGATCAACTGTTTGACAGGATCAATCGCAACACAATTGGTATGGAAGATTACTTTGATCGTATCTTCAGTCTGCACGAAACAACGTCTAAGTATCCACCTTATAACATCGTAGAAGTAAACAATGTTGAATCGCGCCTGGAACTGGCTCTGGCAGGGTTTAAGAAGTCCGAAGTCTTTGTCTACACCGAATCTGGCAAACTCTTTGTTGAGGGTCAGAAGGAAGATCAAGAAACGGAGACTAACTACCTGCACAAGGGTGTGGCTCAACGGTCGTTTACACGAGCGTGGACACTCAGCGAAGACACGGAAGTTAGATCAGTTTCTTTTGAAGATGGGCTTCTGAGCATTACCCTAGGAAAGATTGTGCCAGACGCACACAAGCGGAAAGATTATCTCTAAATACTTCCGCCTGCGTGCCATGCAAACAGATCCTCTTGACAAGTTCGGGAGGATCTTTTATACTTTAAAGGATCAAGAGAAAGGTTATGACTATTAAGATGGTTCTTCTCAAGTCAGGAGAAGACGTTGTTGCTGACGTAAAAGAACTCAAGCATGGAGAGACGCTTCTCGGTTATCGACTTGATAGACCTGTAACCGTTGATCTGTCATCTCCAGACGAACTCTACACTGAGGTGACGGAGACTCAAGTTCACTTCGCCCCCTGGTGTCCACTCTCTGCTGACAGGGAGATCATGATCCCTAGAGACTGGGTGATCAGTATCGTCAATCCTATCGAACAGATTGTTCAGCAGTACCAGGATGGTCTGTCTGGTGTCGGTAAAGCACCTGAAGGATATCTCAGTGATGAAGATTCCTTGGATGATGACACCGATAACGAACTGGAAGAGCAACCTGACTCTGAAGAGGGCGTGGATCTGGATGACGCATATGAGGATGAGTCTACTGGATACTATGATCCCAACGAGATCATTCAGGGTTATACTGATGAGCAGGGTAATCCAGTTGACTTGGTTCCTGAGACCGTAGAGTATGATCCTACTGCTGGTCCCGAGGATCCTGATGCTGAATGGGATGGACCTGAGGTAGAGCAATGATTCAACTGTTAATCCTTAATGGTATGATGATTATCGCCACCCTTCAAGAGACTGGTGGCGACATTGGTGAACCTGACTGCCTACTCAAGGAACCGTATGAAGTTCATCTCGGACCTGAGAATGAGATTGTAGTCAGACCCTGGTTGTGTGAATATACAACACAGAATGAGATGAAGATCCATTCTGATAAGATTACTACTATTGTTGAACCCAACAGCAAAGTCCTTCGCGCCTATCTCTCCTGCCTTAAATGAAGTTTTATACTAATGTTCAACTTGTCGGCAACCAGTTTCTCGTTCGTGGGTACGACAATGGAGAACATTTTATGCATCGTGAAGAGTATCGCCCTACTCTCTATGTGAATACCAAGAAGAAGACCGATTACAAGACTCTCGATGGTGAATTTGTTGAACCCATCCAACCAGGATATGTTCGCGACTGTCGGGAGTTTTTTAAGAAGTATGAGGATGTGAATGGATTCACCATTCATGGCAACGAGAGATACATCTATCAGTATATCTCCGACAAGTATCCTCAGAACGAGATCAAGTTTGACATCTCCAAGATCAAACTGTATACGATTGACATCGAGACCACGGCTGAGTATGGTTTCCCCGATGTGAATGATCCCCAAGAGGAACTGCTGGCTATCACAGTTCAAGAAGCATCGACTAAGAAGATCATCACCTGGGGCGTCAAACCATATCACTCTACCCGTAAGAATTTTGAGTATCGGTATTGTTCTTCGGAGTATGAACTCTGCCTTAGTTTCATTCAGTGGTGGATGGATGACACCCCTGAAGTCATCACTGGATGGAACCTGCAACTGTTCGATATCCCATACATTGCTGGTCGTCTGAACCGCGTCCTGGGTGAGAAGATGATGAAGCGTCTGTCACCTTGGGGTCTGGTGACACAGAATGAGACGTATATCAAGGGCAGAAAGTTCACAACCTATGACATT